GACTTAACAGCGTTGTAGTCAGCGTTTGTGACCTCAGTGGTTCGGAGCAGCGAATCAAGCTGACTCTGGGTCAGAATGAAAAACAACTCTTCACCATCCTGAACCGATTCAGCGACACCAAACTTGGATTTGGTCTGAATCAGCTTCTCAATGGTCAGGTTGGAGTTTGCCGCAACCGCGCCGGGAGCAACCGCATCCACAGCCACACCATACGTGGCAGCAGTGTAGGTTTCCGCCGTGGTTCCCTGCTTGCCCGTGTAGGTCGTTCCGGTAGCTGCCGCGATAATCACGGAATCAACCTGACGACCAAGGGCCATCGCCTGCATCTTGGAATATCCGTTGCGCGGATCTGCGAGCTGCATACGAAGTTTGTCCTCACTGTCGAACGCCAGCGCATCAGGCCGGTAGTCGTCAATCAAGACAGCGATGCGGGTGTGATCCGCATCGTTCAGGACGGTTGGGCCGTGGCGAACGACCTTTTTGGTTACGCCGACCGTGCCGAGACGGTCATACATGTCGCGTTCGACGTTTTGAGGACGAACGGTGACGGTGGATTGCAGACGCGATCCCGACTGCTGGTATTTGATCTCGAAATCGGACTGATATCCGTTCCGAAATGCTGTATCAATAGCACCCATACGATTAGAAAACTGAGTTCTTCCCTTGCGGGAGGAGTTTTAATCGGCGGGCTTGTCCTTGTGGGGGCCGAACCTGCGAAAACGCTCGCTACACGGCCAACTTTAGCTGGCTCTCAAACGAGGACTACGAATAATCTTGTTCGTTAACGATACAGTTAGCCCTGACTGTCTTTGCCGTCAACAACTTTCTTTGGTCTACCTAACTTCTTCACAGTTGTTATCGGGATATCAATGGGCTGAACAATCTCAATGGATGGCGAACCACTATCAATGGTTACGAACTTATGCTCTCCGCAACCATCGCCATATCGGGTAATCGGGAAGGCGCGGTAGCCACCACCGACAGATGCCGCAGAGCGTGGTGGGTAGCGGCGGCATTCGCCCGCGCTGTTTTCAACCTTTCCAGCTTCGGCCAGGCCCACTGCGCAACCGCGAGCGTCCAGCTTCTGAGTTACCGGATTCCAGAATGTGCAATTGGAACAGTTCACGATGTGTAGGCTTTCTGGTGCAACTCTTTCCATTGCCGGAACTCAGCAGAGCGCGGATCATCAAACTTCTCACTGAGCTTGTGGTCAGCAATACGAGCAGCCTTCAGCTCTTGGATCTTCTGGAGAGCTTCTGCCCTGACGGATTCGGGACCAAGCGGCATCCCACCTCCGCCACCGCGAGAGCTGTCTTCCATCATCTTTTCACCCATCGCGACCAGTGCCTTAAACATCTTTGGGTTGTTGCCAAACCCAGCAGCCTCAATCTCTTCTGCGAAACCTTCACCGCCCAATGCCAGAACAGACTTCACCAGCCCCTTCTTGGCTTCAAACTTGTCGCCGTATTCCTGCTTGATGGCGTTGGCAGATGCTTCCGACGCCTGCTGCTTCTGCGTGGCTAACGCCTCGTTGCCAGTAGCGGCATCCTTCAGATACCAGTCATTGACCAATCCCTTGACTTGGCGCGGGGTCAGGCCAAGTTCGTGAAACTTCTTGTTGGCAGAAACAATGGCCTCTTTAGGCATCCCGGCCTTGGTCATCAGCTCATCAGCCGGAAGCTCGTATTTGTCAGGTGAATCAGGAACGCCAATGGTCTTGTTCCATGCAGCATACTGCTCTGGCTTCCAATCATCTTGCGGCAAATCGTAAGCCTTCTTGCCAATCATCTTCCTGGATTCAACGTAGGACTTTGCCAGAACAGGCAACACATCCTCCGCCTTGTCGCCCTTGAAAGATTGCAGGGTTTGATCGCTTCGCATGTCTTCAGGCAATACGCCCATCCATGCCGGTAATACTGGTGGTGGTGCTGCTGCTCCGTTATCGCTCATTCGTTGTTTTGTTTTTGTTGTTGATACGTTTCCTCTATCGCGGCCCTGATAGCCTCGTCACTCCCGTATGTCTTCTCCAAAATATTCACCGCCAACCTCTGCATCCCGATGTTGACCAGCGTAATCTCAGGGCTTGAGCCAACCGGATCTGAAATCACATATCGCTTAATAAGGTCGCGGCAGATGCGTTGCCCATCCCCCGTAGTCAGCGCAGCCTTGTAGGACTTGCGCAGCTCGAACCTGTCCGTCAATGGATTCAGAAAGCTCACAATGTATTTCCGATATTGTTGGCCTGCGCCACGTTCAGCACTGATTTGGTCAACGGCTCTGCTGCCGCAGCCATCTGCTGTGCCTGCTCCTGTTGAGCACGATTCTCGCGAATCTCTGCCATCATCTCAAGAGATCGAATGGCCGATGCCGGAACACCAAGCGAGATTGCCATGTCCTGAACAATCACGTCGGTATCCACTGCGTCGAAAATGTCGGGCTTGAATGATGCGAGCGGAGAGATGTTCTGAATCCACTTGCCGTAGGCAACCACGCGGGATGCCTGCTGTGCCCTGCTGGATGCAGATACGAAATCCACTTCAATCAAGCCGCCTTGAAGCTGCGGAGGGGCTGGAGGGAGCAGGTTCGCTCTGCGCATTAAATCATAGCTACGCTGAACACAGGGAACCATTATCTCACTCTCCAGCCGTCCCAGCATCGGGGACATCATGCGGAGCTGTTGATCCACTAGCTCCGAAATCTCATAGGCAGATTGCCGCTCCTTCTTAGGGGACAGCTTCACCCAATCAGAATAGAAGCAGCGACGGATGTATTCCCGCTTCTGGTCCGTCTTGGATTCTGCGCCTTCCAGTTTACCTTCATGGCGAAGTGTTTGAACTTCAAAATCACCAGCCGAAGGATCACTGAAGTTAATTGAGCCGGGAGCTGTCTTGAACTTGGACAGGAACCCATCGCTAGGCATGATTAACGGCGGGTCAACCGCTTTTTGCCAGGCTTTGATTATCGTTAACTCCATCCGATTTAACATCCGAATCTCAGGCAGGCAGTTGATGGATGGACCGCGACCATAAAGCTCATCGTCGCTCTTGCTCCATCGCCCAACATGATAGGGAAAAGAACTGTAACCTCCCTCTTTCAGCAGCACCTTCTTCTCGCGCAACAACCAGCAACTGGAGAACGGCATGTTACCAGAATCGCTGCGACCATACTGACGGTCACTACGCGGATACACCGCATGGATGACGGTGTATTCCTTGTCCGGTGTCTTGACGTCATCCTCTTTCTTATCCCATGTGGCATCTGGAAATTGCTGATTGATCTGCCGCACGGTCATCTTCATCTCTCGCGACAGCTTATCCACCAAGCCAGAAGCAGACTCGGCATAGAACGCAGTAGCTAGGGGGATGGCTTTGAAGCTCAGGTTACCATTATCGTAATCCCATTCCTGATTCAGAATGATGTTGCCGAATGCCAGATCCAAGCAGCACTCCTGAAACGAGCCGGTAAACATCGTTCGGCTATCAAGGTATTCAGCCGCGATGATTTCGGAAACCAGATCGCACCACCTGATGATGTCAGGGTCTTTGGCTAGCTCGCCATTTACTGCCGCTGGCTTGATGCCGAAGTTTCGCTCGGAAGAGTTGACGAGGAAAGAGTGAACAGCGTTTGCCAGATCGACGTTTGCTTGCAGAGCTGTTCCATCGTAAATCCGCTCGGTTCTAACGTCTCCTGGGGATTGCTGGGCGCTGTGGAAATCAACAGTGTTTGGTCGGACAAGCTGGCGAATATCTGCCCATGCTGTTTCATAAGTAGAACGAGCAGATTTCATCCGCTCGAAATCTTCAATCAACGATTTGGCTTTAGGGTCTTCAGTCATTGTCCCAGCAATTGTTTCAGCAGCGACCCGCTACTGGTAGTATCCTTAACCGCTTGCATCGAACCAATCAAAGTAGAACCGTATCCCTTGGCCGCACGATTCCGTTCAGTGATGCGCGACTTAGCCAGATTCTCAGCAGCCGATGTTGGCGACGGAGGCTTGGGCGGTTTGACGGAACCACCACCCCCGCCACCACCGTAGAAGCGGGTGTATTGTTCAAATTTTGACGGAATCATCTTTCAAAAATCGCCGCGTTATCGTTGCAGTTGCATATAACTTTGTCTTACCTTTGCGGTTGAATACAACATAAGGCAAGTAAAAAGGTAGGTGATGAATGGCTTCTTTAACGTCACCGGCTAGGTATTCGATGAACCACGTATCAAACTCGCGACCATCCGGGTTCAATCTCATCCCAACCAACGCAAAGCATGTCGGCGATGAATAGACCCATCCGTTGCTCAAGTAGTCCAGCAGCTTTTGCGGCCATGCTGTGCCGTGGAATGCTTTGAATTGATCGAATGGGGTCACACGTAACGATAGGAATCTTCCGCATACTCTTGCAGTTTCTCATCCTTCGGCCTGCGCTTACGAGCATGCCATGCCATAATTCGCATCGCATCGGCATAGTGAGAAGTCCAATCATGGAGCGGCGTGTCCTTGTAAACCTTCTGCCCATCCTCTGCGCCGGTCTGCTGGAGCTTGTCAGCCAGCAACTCCTTGCGGTAGCAGCTCAGAGCCTCAATCAATCGTTCGCACTTCTTACTATCAAACCAGAGAGACGAGAAGATGTTGCGCACCTGCTCAATGCCGTCACCCTTCAGCTTCGGCTGCGGGGTGACGATGAACTTGATGCCTTGCGTCTTAGCCACATCAAACACTGACTTACCACCTGCCGCCAGTTGCTTAATTTCCAAGTCCCAAGGCCCGTAGTGGCGACCGTAGCTGTAATCCTTCTCCCGCAGCTTGGCCGCATAGTGGCCAACCTCTTCACCTGAGTTGGCGTAAACGTCGATAATGCGCCTCTCAAGCCCGACTTCCTGAACAAATAATATGACGGTGAAATCTGAGAACCCGATGTCCCAGTAGGTATCAACCGGTATCTTTGGGTCATAGGGAATCGAGCAGATGCGACCATCTTTGCGAGCAGCCACCATCTCACCCAGATAGTAGGTGCCATCCAGCGGCATCTCAGGATCGTTGTAGTATTCCTGACGGATGAACTGCTCAGAGCGCCCCTTGTCGCGTTCTTCCTGAATCATCTCAGGGCCAAAGATTGGGTTGCCCCGCTCATCCTTGGTGTCATCGACTGTTTGGTTCACGGCTAGGTAGCGCGGATTCTTACCCATCAGAGTCTCCATGCGCTTGAAGTTTTTGTAGGCGTGGTTCTTGCCGCGAATGGTCGTGATGCGAGCACACCACCCATCGTTCTGCTGAAGGATGGGAGACAGGTAGTCATTCACGCGAGGGTCAAGCAACGCCCATTCTGACAGCACTACGCCAATGGGGTTGGTGCCTACATGCCGGTCAATGTTGTCGCCACCGATGGCTTGCCAGATTGAGCCATTCAGCAAGTGAACCCGCATCTCCGATTCATTGCGGTGAGAGACTAATTTCGGGTGAAAATACGATTGAAACTGCCTGCCGCTTTTATCCATTCCGTTCCAAACGACAGCCCTTGCTTGGGTTTGAAATGGAAGGACATGCCAGTAGGTTCCGACTCGCATCTGAGATAGGAAACTGGCGATGTTGACCATGAGCAGGTCTTTACCCCAGCGACGATGAGCGATGATGTCAGCTTCTTTGCGATACGCATCTGGCACGAAATGGTCCCAGACAATGCGCTGATATTGGCGCGGGGAATAATCAAACGGCAGCTCAATGGTCATAACCGCTGCTGGAAATCCTCCGCAAACCCGCTATACGCTGCTGCATCCAGGTAGTTGTCAGCTTTGAACACCACCGCTGACCGCTGCATCTTGAACACCACCATCATCTGTGCGACCAATGCAGCCGGGATTGGATGGTCTAAATCCATCCCGTAATGCTGCTGGATCAAAGCCGTCCATGACAGACCGATGTTCTTGTGGCTCTGATACGGATCTCCATAGACCTTGCCCCGCTCATGCACTACCTCATCCACCGTTTGTTTTTTGCTCATTCTGATTTCTCCGTTACTTGCTGAATCACCGGCTGAATATCAATCACTGTGTCTGTTCTGTTCGGAATCTCGCTGGTGGTGCCGTTGAGATTCTTCAAGACTACCGTGAGCTTGTAATCCTTCTCTTCCTTATTTTCTGAGCTGCGAAGTTTGGGATAGACATACTGCGCCATCTCTTTTAAAATTTCGAATCGACTCATGGCTCTGAGCTTTAAGCATGGCTTTCCGTTGTTATCCTTGGATAAGTCATATCTACCAAGCATCTCCAAAATCATTTTCGGGTCAGCCCCGTCAATAACCGGAATCGTCTCCAGTAATAGGTTTGCCATTTCTTCGTAAGGATCAATCCCCTTACGCCGAAGTATTTCGGATACTCTCGACGGATCTTTTAGATCCGGCATTCGTCTTCTTCCCATTTTATCTTTTTGTAATGTTGTTCAAAGCAACACGGGGTTCAGTATTTGAGCGTTCCAAACGGAAACATCTTTATTTTTCTTTTTCAGATTGCAGGTTGAACAAGATATAGGGTGGCCTTATTGCTTTTGACTCTATCGTTAACGCGAATAAGAGCAAGAAATCTTTGACAAGCTCTATTGTCTGGTGGATAACAGGGGCGCGTTGAATGACGCATCCGGCCTAGAACCCCGGTAATGACAAGTCTATGTTCACAACAGAATCATCAGTCCCGTTACTATCGCCTTGCCCTCTAAGTCGTCTCAATGACGCGCTTGTCTGGTTCTACTTGGCGATGGTGGCGGGACTGAGGAGTCATTGAAGCATGAGCTATTACCCATGAAACCCCCAGCCTTCCAATTCTACGCCGACGACTTCATCGGCGGAACCATCACCATGAACCATCAGGAGCGTGGGCTATACATCCTGCTCCTGTGCCTTCAGTGGACCCAAGGTAAGGTGACTGGCGATGACATAGCTAGGCTATCATCGGGCATGGCACAGCCATTGGTTAGCCATGTGATTTCAAAGTTCAAAGAGGTCGAACCAGGAGTGTTTCAGAACGCAAGGATGGAGGCAGAGCGAGACAAACAAACCAAATTTCGCGCAAACCGTTCAGAATCAGGCAAGGCAGGTGCTGATAGGCGATGGCACAGCCATAGCACAGCCATCGTTTTGCCATTGGCAAACGATAGCTCTCCGTCTCCGTCTCCGTCTTCTACTAATACAAATACAGGTCGCTTCGCTCCCCCGAGCTCTGAGGAATTGAAATTCTATGCTGCTAAGATCGGCTTACCAGATTCAGAAGCATCAGCATTCTTCAACTACTACGAGAGCAATGGCTGGAAAGTTGGAAAGAATCCCATGAGAAAATGGGAGTCTGCCATGATTAACTGGAAAAAGAATTGGGAAGAGAAGCGCACCAAATACTCAAAGCCTTCCATTCCCGCAGCTCAACCTCGATGCGGCGTCGGCCACAACTTTGTATGATCAAAACAGAAACCCTTCCCCCTCACGATTCACTCAACGAACAAGCAGCCCTTGGCTGTGTGCTTCTGGACAGCTCTGCTCTGGATGTGCTTCTCAGTTCCGTGGGTAACGCTGACGACTTCTTCTATGAGCTTCGGCACAGAATCATCCTTTCAGCCTTCCGACGCATCCTAGAGGCAGCCAGGCCCATTAGCGCACTTGCTGTGATTACGGAGCTTCGGGCAATGGGTGAGCTGGAAGCTGTCGGCGGCATGGCCTACATCTCATCGCTGCCGGATGCCACCCCATCAGCAGCTCATCTGCCCTACTGCCTTGATGTGTTGCGCAAGAAGTTCGTGGCTAGGCGGATGATTGCAGCCTGCACTGAGGCAATCGGAGCCGCCTACAAGGACGATACCGATTCAGCCGAACTGCTGGAGTCATTTAAGGACAACATTGCAACTGCTGAAGGCTCGATTAAAGGGCATGACGTCAAGCCCATCAAAGACATCCTTGGCCGTTGCGTGGATCGTTACGAGCGGATGTTGGCCGGTGAGGAAGCTGGACTTGCCACTGGGTTCTTCAAGATTGATGCAGCCGGTGGTTTGGCCCAAGGCGAGCTGGTTCTGCTCTGCGGCACCACTGGTCTTGGCAAATCCACCCTCGCTCTTAACATCCTGCATACCAACCTTAAGAACGGCGTCCCTTGCGCCCTGTTCTCCTTCGAGATGAGCGATGAAGCCTGGATGGACAGGCTGTTGTCACTCGACCTTTCCATTGACCGCAGCGCATTTAGGAGCAAAGACAGGTTCAACACCGGGGTAATGGACAAGTTATCCCGTGCCATACCGCGCCTGTCCAAGCTGCCCCTATGGATTTCTGATGACACAATGGCAACGGTGGATGATATGCGGCGAACCATCAAAAAGATGGTGGAACGAAGTGGAATAAGGATGGTGGTTGTCGATTATGCCCAGATTGTTTCACCCCCAAAGTCTGTCGAATC